CGTGCGGGTCTGCTCAAGCCACGCCGAGCCGATTTGCAGGAGGTCGGGCATTAGACGGTTGACAGTGCGGTGCCGTCATTGAAACGGACCGCCCATTCGAACGTGGATCCGGTGATGATTGAAACCAGTTCGATCGCCTGCCCGGCAGCGCTCATCGTGATCGTGTTGTTGCCCGTGCTGTTGATCGTGCTGGCAACCGTAATCACGCAATTGCCGACGTGGGTTTTCATCACGATCAGGATGCCGACGCCAATTGCAGTCGCCGCCGCCAGCGTCCGCGTCTCCGCGCCGGCCGTGACGATCTGCACATTGCCGCCGGTGACGGGGATAGCGCCGCCGTTGCCGGGGTCCGTGATGGGATTGGCAATGCCGGGGCGGACCGTGAGTGTGGCCGGCGCGAGCAGGAGCACGGCAGCGACCGTTGCCAGGCCGGTAGCGGCCGCGCCCTCGCAGAATCCGCCGAACGTGTTGCCGCCGCTTGTGCTGGTCGCCAATTTGGCCCCGGCGTCCCAATACCACGGATCTCCCACGGCGAAGGTGCTGGTGTCTTTGGCGATGGTGTAGGACGCATCGCCGGCAGACAGCGCGCCAAGTGCGTTGGCCGCAATGTCGGCGTGCGCGATGAAGAGGCGGGAATTGATGACCACGACATCGCCCGCAGCAACGTCGCCGGCCGGCGTGTAGTCGATCGAAAAGGGCCGGCCATGAAGGAAAACAGCTTTCATTGATTATCGCGGTTTTTGGCCGCGCTCCGAAATTTCAGGGAAGGAAAGAAGTCGGGCCGGGGTGAGCCGGCCTGACTACGGAATGTTGCGATGGAAAGGAAAAATGTGAAACGCGATTACGCCCCTGCGCTGTACTGTCCGCAACGGAAATCGAGCAAGGAAATGCCGAAGTCGTAAATCGCCTGATACGCGATCCCGAGCATTACGGCGTCGGTATCGACCTGGCGGATGATCGGCGTGCGCTGGCCCTTGAGGTATCCGACCTGCACCGTCGCCATGCCGCCGGCGGGATTGCAGAGCAGCGCCCATTGCGTGGCGCTTGCGCCGGCAACGCTCGATGATCCGCCGAGGTACGGCGACACGATCGGGCGATATTTTCCCTTGTGCTGGTTGAGGTTGACGACCTGTTTCCCGGATTGCGCGGCGGCGCTTCCTGACGTGGCGGCGGGCAAATCGAGAGCCTGCACGGTCAGGTTCGCGCCCTGAAACAGATTGTCGGCCGTCGATTCCAACTCCGGCGGGACGAGAAGGCGGTCGGGGGAAATCCCGATGGGGTCACCGTTCGCGTCCGTCTGCTGAAGGAACTGCTGGCGAGCCTTGGACACGCTTGCGAGAGACAGCGCGGAGGATCCGCCGGTTAGCAGATTCTTTGCGCCTGTCGACCAGAAGTCGAACCCGTTGGCAGTCTTGCCGACGCTCGCGCCGGGGGCCGCGATCGACAGGCCCGAAAGGAAGGTTGTGAATACCGCCTTCTCGCGATTGAGCGCAGCCTTGCGCCCAAGGGCCTGCGGAGCCTGCATCAGCGCGCCCATGTCATCATTGATGATGTCCTCGCGCTTGAGCACGAGCAGTGCGCCCTTGGTGCTGACCTGATTGCTGTAGGACTCGTCCTGCAAGCCGAATGACTTTAATTCGCCGGCGGGGCCGATCGGCTGGAAGTCTCCGCTGGCAGTGAGGCGGTAAACCTTGAACGGCTTGAAGTCGTTTGTGTCGCGCTCGTAGGCGATGTCGGAAACCACGCTAACCTGAAGCGTGTATTGTTCCAGCATCGCCTTGTACAGAATATTTTCCGTGATGCCAGTTAGGCTCATCGAGGAGAAGCCGGCTCCGCTGCTCGCGCGAATTTGCGGATTCTGCTGCTGGTGCGCCTTGAGTTGCTGGCGGTGCGACTCGCGATCGGCGCGGAGGAAGTCGCCGAGGAACACGTCGTCGATGCCGCCGGGCATGACGTGCATGCCGAGCCGCGAAGCGCTGGCCGCGATCATGCCGTGAATGGTGAGTCCGGCCATACTGGCGGCGATGTTTCCGGCCTGCTCGTTGAGGCCCTTGTATGCAATCTTCTCGCCAACACCCATCGACCGTGCGCACGCGGCGGCGATGATATTGCCATCGGCCTGGCCGCCTGCGCCGGTATTGACGTTCGGCGCGTGGCGCTCGGGGCGACGGGCCTTGATCAATTCCAGTTCCGTCTTGTCGAGGTCGTATTCCCCGCCGATCGCTTTGGCTTCGATTATGGCGAACTTCGCGGCGTCAACCTGTGGGCGGTACTCCTCCAGCTTGGCGGTGATGGCGCTGATGCGCTGGCGCTCGCCCAGGGCAGCGGCGCGGAGGTCCTTGACCAGCGTGTCGGAGGCGCTGACCGCGCCGGCGTTGACAGCGGCAGCACGAATTTGCAAGGCGGCGGCGGCGCTGTCGGCCTTCTTCTTTTCGTCGCCGTCGCCGTCATCCGTGCCGTCGTCGTCCTCGTCCTCAGGGTCGTCGGCGTCACACTTCATCTGCGCCTTGTAGAGCGCTTTCACGGCCTTCGCCAAACCGTCGTCGGCCATGTCGGCCATTGCGTACCCGTGGGCCTTGGCCCAGGCGGCAAACTTCTTTTTCATGGCAGTAACTTTTCCCGCCGCGTTGGCGGCGATGCGGGCCGACGTGTTATCGTCGGCTCCAAGGGTGAGGAATGAGATTTCGCGAAGCGACGTTTGCCGCGCGATGATGACCGGCCCCGACCATGTTTTGCCGTTGGCTTGGGCCGTATCACCCTCGGCAATAAATTGTGATTTCCGAACTTTCGCGCCGACGCTGATCTGCCATGGGAACTTGTTTTTCCCGCTGGCTACCACTTCCGCGGCGTCGGCGCTCACGACGGAGATTTCCCCGGTCGCCTTCAAAATCCCGGCCTGCACGTCGATTGCCGTCGTGTGGCCGATCGGTCGCTTGGGGTCGTGATCGCGAAGGACCGGGCGAGAGTGCGCGGTAACGTCGAGCCCGTCGTAGTCGATCACGACCGGATGCGCAAAGCCTTCCAGTTGCATCGCGACGCCCGTGTAACAGTCGGCGTCAAATGTCGGTATTTTGCTTGATGCGGTTGCGGCCTTGATCTTCACTGGGGCCGCGAAGCTGATATTGACGTCGCAGGCTTTCCCGCTCGCGACCGTCTTCTCGGCGTCCATTTGCACGGCGACCGCCAGCACTTCGGCGGCCGCATCGGAAATGTCGTTTTCGCCCGCTGCTTTCGCCCGGCCGATCGTGATGCGCAGGGCCGCGAGATTGACCACATCGCCGCGACCAAAGGCGTAGGCGTAATCCTCTTTCGAATAATTGCGGTTCGCGTCGGCCCCGTCGCCTGGCACCGTCATGCCGATGCCGAGAAACCAGAGCGGGTATTCCGTCCAGTTCGGGGGATCGCCGAGCAAGGAGTTGCTGTCGGCGGGCGAGAAGCTCCACGGCTTGTCGATAAAATCGCCGGCGCGCACGAGAGCCTTGAGCCGCTCGAAGGATTTTCGGTTGAGACGGAATTTCATTGTATTGCTTGAATCGTCATCCTACACATTGACTTTCGATCCATGAGGAAGCCCGAGATTCTTGTTGATTTCCTTCACGGCGGCGGCGGTTTTCGATTGTATCTTGGCAATCTTTTGATGGAGAATGGAAACCGCCTTTTCATGCTGCGCGATCTTCGCGATCGTGGCAGCGTGATCGGATTTCGCTTTTTCGATAGCCGCTTTTGTTTCTTCGAGCCTCTTTTGTGAAGCCTCTCTCGCCGCCTTCGCCTGGCTTAATTTCTGGCGCAACTCGGCGGTCTTTGGATCATCGCTCCCGCCCTGCGGTCCGCTTCCGGGTCCACCAGCAGAAATATCCTGCTCTTGCGAATTCGCGAAGGTATCGCCCTGATCTTCCTGGCCCTCGTCCTCAACTTCGCCGTCGTCCGCATCGCCGGTTCCGTCCTCGTCTCCAGTTCCCGGCGCGAGCGCGGCGGGCGGCGGCGTTCCCTTGCCGGTGAATGTCGATTGGAAAAGTGCGGCGCGAAACTCATCAGGCTTCACGCCGTAATCGTTCGCGGAGCGGGCGACTTGCTCGTCGAAATCGAGCCCATCGTCGGAGAACTCGACAGACGGCGACCGGCCATTCTTGAGTCGCTGATTCTGCGCCATCGCCATTTTTTGCGGATCGGCGTGAGTCGCGACCCGGTCCCATCGCCACGTATGGTCGGGGTCTTCTTCGAGTTCGCGGGGAATCAACCCCGGCACTCGGCGCGCTTCGAGCAACCATTCGTCAAACGCCTGATCGAGCAACGCGCCATATTCCTGGCGATCCGTGTTGACTGATTTGATGAAGCTTTGCGTCGCCACATAGGCGCTGCTCATGTTCGCCAGCCGCGCGTCGCCGGTCAGGATGAACAGCGGCATGTCGAGAACTTGCGAGGCTTCGACGAGCAGGGAAAGCATGTACTGGTCGTAGCCCGTAACCGGGTGCTCGGCCTTCATTTGGAATGCGTCCCACCCATCGGGGAGAACACCCATCTGCCGGCGTCGGATGTTGACGTAATCCATCCCGCTGGCGAAGGCTGTATCAGAGGATGCCGCGCCATCGGCCGGCGCGTCGGTCTTAATGAAACCGGCGTGATCGGCGGCCGTCTCATGCGCGGCCATCACGGCCTTGCGCGTCCGTCGCATTTCCTCCCACAGATCCAATGCCGGCACGATGTCGGGAATTCCGCGTTGCTGCGCCGGGCGCAACCTCGCGTAATCGTGCATCACGTAGTCGGCGGGCCACGGGTCGAATTCGTAGCCCATCACCAAAAAAGCCCCGAAGGCGCCGGGATGCTGGCGAAGAATCTGATACGTCTGCTTGTTGCCCCAGGGGTCCAGCGTGACGCCGTCGAACCACTGGTCGGGATATTGCGATGGGAAAATCCCAAACAGCGGCGATGAAACCTGATCGGCCTCAATCTCAAAAACGTCCAGCTTGACGGGGTGCTTGATCCGCGGATTCGTGCGGAGAAGGCAGAATCCTTCGCCGTTGTACGATCTTGCGGCCCGGCTCACGCGCAGCTTGCGGGCGAGATTCACGCGCTCGGACCATCGCGAAAATGACCGCTCGACAGCCTCATTTGCCGCGGCGTTTTTCGTCGCCATGTGCAGCTTGGGCCCGCTGCCGATTACGAACTTTGCGAGCCGATTCACCGCGCCCATCACGAATGGATTGTTGTGATAGGCGTACCGGCATCGCATCCGCAGCGTCCTGCGCACGCCATAGTTGGCCGAGGCGTCAACGCTCATTGCGTCTGACAGGGCCCACAGTTGGCGATTGTCTTCCGTCGTGAATTGGTTATCGAAACGGGCCCGGAGCATCTGGCGATTCTGCGCGTTGCTCACCGGCGGCATCGCCGGGGGCGCATGGCTCACCTGGCGACCGGAGAACCAGTTGCGAGGGTTGAGGGCGGCCGCGATGTTCATGTCTTCAGTTCATCCCCGTAAACATGCAATTTCGTGCCATCGGGCACAATGATTTCACCGGCCGCCGAGTCGTCAATCATCAGGCAGACGCCGTCGCCGAAAACCGCAATGCAGCCGTCATCCAGCCCGGCGCGAATGCTCTTCACGCCAAACTCGCTCTTGAGCTTGTGTAGAGCGTTGTGAAAATTTCGGGCGCGGGCAAGATTCGACATTGGCACGCCGTGTTATTTCGGCGGTGGCATAAGGTGGTATCGCGTCATTTGTTTTGTTGGACGGAATGTTAGTCGTGTCGTTCCAAATCCGCGTTATTTCCCGGCCTCAACTGCACGCGCCGATAGCCGAGACGACTGGCCTTGAGTGCCGCCGTACTGGCCGCGAACTTGGCGGCCGCGATCTGGTCGGGCAGGGAGTGTTGCTCCATGCTGCCGCTGTCGCCGGATGCGCGGCGCGGCTGTAGCGCGCTGGTCGGGATGTTGGCGATTACGTCGTCGCTGTCAGCCACGGTTCATCATCTCCGAAAACTTCATTTTCTTGCGGGGCTTCGCGGCCTCGACGCCGGTCTCTTTCAGCTTCGCGCCGCGCTCGGCGGCGGCGGCATGGCAGCCGGCAATGCAGTCGCCGAGATGGTTGTCAGGCTTCGCCGGGGGCAATTTCCATTCGATCACCGTGCGGCCCTTGGCTTCGACCTTGACGGGTTGCTCGGCAACTTGCTGATCGGCGAACATCCGATGATCGCTGGTCGATCCGGACGAGCCGAAAATACTGAGCGAGCCTGGCGAGCCGGTCGGAACCGCGAAACGCTCGTGAACGAAACTCTTAAAATGATTCGTGTCGATCGACAGCCGGCGCTGAATGGGCCGGTCCGGGGTCAACGTCTCGTGCCAGTTCAGGCCCTTGCGTTCGCCCTTCTTGACCTTGCGTTCGGAAAACGGCGTCGATGTAGCGCCGACGCCCACGCCATGCGACGGCAGCAAAATAGCGCTATAGACCGACTCGCGGCAGAACTTGTAAACCACGTCGCGCGATTGCGGCCAATTGGCGTCGATCAGCACCCGGTCTGGCTTGACCTTCGTGCCGTCCTCTTTTGCCCATTCTTGCCCGATGAGTCTTTCGCACAGTCGCTCGAGCGCGGCCCGCAACGTCTCTTCGAATGATGCTGTTTTCAGCAAACCCTTCATCGTGTGCCTAGCGTCGCGAAGTGTGAAATACGCGCGTCGCTGATCCGGGAACGTGCCGTAGTCCGTCACATAGCCGGTGAAATCGTCCTCGAATGCACACGCGGCGTAGTAGAGCAAATCCTGCTGGACGTCGATAAAAACTGTCAGCCGCGTACATCCGACCGGGACGAGTCCGCGGGCATGGCCGTTGACTTTTGCGGCAATTTGCTCGGCGGTCAGAATCGCCTTGTCGGCGGTATCCGGGTCCAGCGGCTCATTCTGGTATTCGCTGGCGAAGGCGGCCGGCTTAGCCAGCTTGATGTTCATCGCGTGCTGGATCGCGCTGACATCGGACGGCGTTTTTCGGGCTGGCCATGCCGCGGTCAATCCCGCGTCCATCGCCTCGCGATTCGCCGTGTAAAATTCGTTGGCCGATTTACCGCCGTCGCCGGCGTTCAGCCCGTCGCCGCGCACTCTCGCATATTGCTCCCACAGGTCATCCCTGCTGGATTCCCCGTAGAGCATCTTGCCGCGCTCGCCCTGCCACTCCGGATGAATTTTCCTGCTGAGATACCTATCCGCCAGATCGCCCTTGCGGATCACGGTCAGCGGCATCACGGCGGCAATCTCCTGCCCAGGGCCGGCAAGTCCCAGGATTGCCCCCTCAATCACTTCCTCGCGGTCCTCGCATTGCGTCGGGCTTCCCGCTGACTCGTTCGTCTGTGGGTCATCGACGATGACCATTCCCGGCCGAACTTTTTTTCCGTCCGGTCGCGTGAACTGCATGCCGCGGATGCGGCCCGTGATTCCCGCCACGCGGACGATTGCCGAGGACGCCAGCGAGCCGGGTATCGCCGGCAGCACGATTTCCTTGGCGGTCCATCCAATGTGCGTCCGCTCGCCGCGAAATAGCTGTCCGTTGGCGCGGTGGGCGATACCTCCGAGCCTGCGAATGGGGTGGCAGACTTCCGGCCAATCCCCCATTAGCAGATTGTTGCACTCCAGTTCGCTTCTGATCGATTCGAGCATCGACGTTGCCGAGGGCTCGTCAGAGCCGATCAGGGCGACGAACTGCTGTAGCCCAGCCAGCATCGACCACAGGGCCCCGGCGATCGCCAGCGACGTCTTGCCGGCCCCGCGCGGCATGGCGTTGGCGAACAGGCCGCCAACCCGACACGCCTTCTCGATTTTCGCGATGACGGTCCGGTGGTCTGGCGACCACGGGAGGGAGAAGGTCGCCGCGAGGTATACCCGGCAGAAGTATTCCAGACTCTCGATTCCCTGCGCCTTGCGGGCGGGATTGACGACAGCGGGAAAGTCGCCGGATACATCGCGCCCGGCCGTGGCCTTGTCTCGCGAGACCCTGGCGGCGTATTCTTTTTTTGCTTCGTAGCCCGCGTCCAGTTCCACCGATTTTGGATTCTTGCGTTTCGCCATTTAGAATCCGATGAACCAGACGCTCGCCAGGTCCGTGCCGTCCGTGATTCTTGCGATTTCAACTTTGGAAAATT